CATAGAGTTAATTAAAATAATAAGCGTATCTCGTTCTGAGCGAGAAAAAGCTGCTAAACATCCTTATGAAATAATACTAAAAAACATCTCTGGTAGCAGTTTAAGTTTCGGAAATAGCAAGTTAAAAATAAGTGACGATGAAAAAAAATGACTATCAACCCGAAGTTAATATATAAATTTGGTTAAAATTGGTGGGGCGTTTATGCTGACACTTCTGCTATTGGTGGAAACGCTAAGGCTCGTGCAACGTCCAGGGGCATTCAATCGTGCCTAGTGCACCCGCGCAGGGAACTTACTTTTAAAATACTTTTAGTCATCGTGCCGGATATAAGTACCATTTTGGCATACTGTTAACAACGACATTATTGCCTCCTGACAGTTAATGTCTCTAATTCATCCTTGATTGCGCACATCAATTTACTTCAGTAGGTTATTCGTGGAATGGCATGTCGGGCATGATTGTTATGTCATGCCATCTGCGGCGTGACATCCTACCTGCGCTTTCCGCTAACAACAGCATATGTCATCTGGCATTCAATATTATTTTTTCAGTCATGAGATGGCTAAACGACGATCTTGGGCCAAAATGTCTGCTGATCGCTCTTAACTGCCTGTCGACCTGGTTGCATTTTGTTGGCGAAGGTCAAGTAAAATGCAAACGGGTAGTCAAGTCACATGCAATTAAGCATTGTGTCACGCCAGATGTTGCTGGGTTAAGCCAACTCACATTTGCTGGCAGATTTTGCTGAACGAGGCAAAAAAATGCCCGCAGGAGGAATGCTGCGGGCGAACCTATAAGAGCAATGTGAGTATGTCGTTATCCAATACCTGAGCATCGCACTCAGGTTTTTGATGTTTCAACCCCTTCTTTATGATGGTTTTATGCACAGCCTTATTCCTAATAATTCACCTCAAAAAGCCTCGCCAGGTACGTTCCTGATGCCTGTGAATGCATGAAACCGTGGTATCTGACAGGCGTTATGGCAGTCCAGACTAAACTTTCATATGTTAGCCAGCGTTAAGTTTTATTATTGCCATCCCGCTGATAGTAAGCTAAAAAAATAAACATACCCTTCCAAAACATAAGAAATCCTGCAATTAAGGTGGTACTGGCATGAAGCTGACGGACAGGCTCTTCGAACTGAATTCGCTGCTCATCGTTTTCATTCTGCTTTTTGTGTGCGTTGGGGGCGGTGAAATTATCGCGCTCGTTTTCCGGTTGCCTGCTGAACCGATGATGAGTCTGGGCGTACTGGTCTTCTTTGGATTACTTATCCCGGTAGCGCTGCACCTTCATAAGCTGTCTAAACTGCGCGACTGACCAGCAAAAAGAAACCGGCTTGCGCCGGTTATGTTAGTCATGCCGCTGTTGCTTCGTCGCACTTCGGCAGCCAGTCGGCGTTGCTGTCGTCCGTCAGGTCAAGGTTGGTCTGTATGCCTGACTTGGTGCGGCGCTTCAGGTAGTTCAGCCCGTACTCACGCAGGATACTTTCCAGCGCCTGGCTGAACGACTTCATGCTGAGTGGGTTGCGATAGCCGTTCGCTTCCATGTACGCCAGATAGGCGTGATACAGGTAGCGACGGGGTTGCAGGGGCCGGATGCTGGCGTTACCCATGTGCAGGCCGTTTGGCTCGGCGGTCGCAAACAGATAGCCACAGAAGTCCACCATCGGGTCGGCGTCGCGCTTGATGCGCATGGCTTCCCCGGAGTTCTGCTGTGACTGGAGCAGCGCGCGGGCGTCCTGCGGCTGGCTGAACCGCTGCATCAGCTGGCGTACGATAACGGCCAGCTCGTTCTGTATCTTCTCCTTCAGCTGCGGGTCACGCTCGTTCGCCGGGATGATTTCCGGGAAGTGCAGGATAACCCGGCGGCGCGATACGCCCCCGCTGCGGTCGGTAAAGCGCATCGGGTTGTTGTTCACCGCCAGAATCACCGCCGGGATGTGAGTCGAATAGGCGTCCTTATACTTCGGGTCCACCGACACCGCATCGCCGCCGGTAATCGCCTTGATGCCCGCGCCGTCGCCGCTCCACTTCTCCTGGTCGGGCAGGCGGATTAGCGAATAGCCGATGACGGATGCGCGCTCGCGCGAGGATTCCAGCGTCTCGATGGTGGCCGACACGGCGTTGTCCGGCCCGGCCAGCATGGTGGCGATTTCCGCCATAATGCTCTTGCCGCTGCCGCCGGGGCCGGTGACCTCGAGAAACAGCTGCCAGTCGTAGCGGTTCGCCAGCACCATAAACAGCGCGGCCAGAATGATGTCGCGCTTCTCCGTGCTGCGTCCGGCGGCGCGGTCCAGCCACTGCCAGAAGTGGGGGGCGTGGCTCTCCAGCGTCTCGCCCTCTACCGGGCGGGTGTAGTCCACGTCGCTGACGGTGCGCAGCCAGTTTTCCCGGCGGTGCGGGCTGAACGTGCCGCTGCGCGTATCGAGCACGCCGTTGCGAAAGCCAATCAGCTGGCGCTGCGGCGCGGCCTGCTGGGGCAGCATCAGCTTCAGCGTGTCCACCACGCCCGCCACCTTGCCCGCCGAAAATGGCGCGCGCAGGCGCTGGAACAGCTTCGCCACGTCGCGCCCGAACTGGTTGCCCGAAATCACCTTCCACGCCCCGGCCTCGTAGCGGCAGAGAATTTCCCCACTGGCGTCCACGGCCAGATTGCTGCGGTAGTGCTCCGCCACGCGCTCTGCCTTTTCGCTGGCGCTCATGGCGGAAAATTCCGCCTCGCTCATGACGTCAAACGGGCTGGCAGCGGGCGGCGTGGCGGCCTCCGTCAGCGCCTGCCGGGTCGGGGCCTCACCGTGCTGCTTAAACGCATCGTTCCAGTCGCCGAACACCGGCGGCAGGGCCACGACGCCGTTACAGGCTGCGGCGGCCTGTGCTGCCTTACGCTGGCCGTCGCCGTTCAGGTCGCGGTCGGCGGCAATCACCAGCTGCAGCGACGGGTGTTTTTCACGGGCGAGGCCAGCCAGAGAAAGAAGGTTCACGGACGACAGCGCAATCCATACCTCATCGCCGGTCAGGTTGTGCACCGTCAGGCCGGTAGCATAGCCCTCCGCGAGCCAGATGCGCCTGGCTGGCTTATCGGTGCTGAGAACGTGGCAGGCACCTTTCACCTGTCCGCCCTTCAGCGTGCGCTTGATGCCCTCCGCGTTAATCAGCTGCACGTTAACGAGCGCGCCGGTCATGTCGCGCAGGGGCACGACAACATCGCCGGGACGGTAGGTCGTCAGGGCGACTTTGTGCGGCTTCGTGAGCGTCAGGCAGGATTGTTCCGGCCAGCCCTTACGGGACAGGTAGGCGTTACCGCTGGTTTCACGCGCGGTGCTGACCAGAAGCTGTGCGAGCGCGGCAGCGGCAGAGCGGGCGGCTTCGTTTTCTTCAGCTTCTGCGTGAGTGGCAGCGGCCCCGGCCACGGGCGGCAGGTTGCCGGTCAGTGCGTTGACGCGTTCGGCGGCTTCGGTCACGTTAATGCTGAGCGCCTTTTTCACCAGGTCCAGCCCGTCACCGGTCCCGCACTGGTTGCAGAGCCACGTACCGCGCCCCTCCAGGTCGTCAAAGCGGAAACGGTCGGTCCCGCCGCACACCGGGCAGGGCATGTGGCGGTTCTTCACCACCTTTACACCCAGTGCGGGCAGGATGCGGGGCCACAGCCCCTGCGCGGCCTTCGCCGCGTCTGATACTGTCATTTTCATGTCGTTGTCCCTCAGTGCAGCGGCGGCGCGTCGTGAATGCGCCCGCTCAGCTCGTCCATTACCACCTGACCCAAGAAGCTCAGCCCCGGCGCGCTCTTGAGCGGCCCGGCTGCCAGCAGGTCGTCCAGCAGGGCGCAGGCAATTTCCTGACCGCGCAGGCGCCCGTGCTGGCGCAGGTAGAATCCCTCCAGCTCGGTCTCAATGGCGCGCTCAAGCCGCGCCAGCGTCAGGCCGGGATAGCGCTGCTGCTCACCGCACAGGGTGAGCCAGGCGCAGGCCACCGCGCGACGGGCCAGCGCGGCGTGCAGGTCAGGGGAAAGGGTGCGGATTTTCATGGGGCCACCTCGTCATTCATCCAGCTGTCGTGGCAGCGGGTCAGCACGCCGTCGAGCTGCTCGGTGATAAGAAACACAAGCGAGGCCAGCTGCGCGCGCTGTGCAGGCTGCGGCAGTTCGTGGCATTCCTGAAAAGCGGTCATGTCGCTGACGAAGCGCCCGGCGTTGCGCAGGTGCTCAAGGCGCGTCAGGTCGTCGATGGATATTGTAATCTGGCTCATGCGCGCACCTCCGCAATCGGCAGGCGGCAGGCAAAGGAGAGGACGTAGTCTCGGGCCAGAGTCCGGCGGGCGGCATGCTCATCGGCAGCAGTGGTGCGCAGCATCTGAATGCGGGAATGGCGCTCACAGCGGCGCACGGCGGCAAAAACAAAGACAAACTGAGGGTATGGGGAAATTAGGACCGTAGCCATAAGGGCAGTCTCCAGTGAGTAGCGGTTATCGCCACCACCGGAGTTTCCACGCTCTGGCGGTGACCCGAACGGGGGTGGAAAACCGGCCTCAATGGATACCGGCCAGCCCGAAGGCTGCCCCGCCCGGGCCACCATTACGAGTACGGCGCAGCGGAAAAGAAACCGTTGCCCGAAAAATGGGTGCACTGAGGCTAAGACACAAAAAAAGACGCTTGGCGCGTCTGGTGTCGCCATTGAGTAACTCGGGTTTCCACGCCCGGCTGCCGGTTTTACGGCAGCGGAATTACTGTACCAGGGAAAGCCCCCGGCGCGCAAGCCGGGAGTGAAAGAAGAAAGCGGCATAAACACCTCAGCAGTCGGTGAGGTTGATGCCGTCGCGGGTAAATACCCGCGGGTCTGAGTGTGTCGCTTCGCTACGCGAAATGCGGAAGCTTATGCCGGTGCCGCGAAAGCGCTGCGGCTTACCGGGCATGTCCACCTCAGCGGCAATGGCCAGCGCCAGCTGCTTCGCGTCTTCCACGGACAGGTGATGAGTCGTGCCGCCAATGCTCAGCCGGATCATGATGTACGCTCCTGACCGCGCGCGGCGATACGTTCGTTCATCCAGGCGCTGACCTCGCTTGCCAGCCACGCCACGTTATTCCCTCCCAGCGACACCTGCGCGGGGAAGGCGCTGCGGCTGATAAGGTCGTAGATGGTTGAGCGGGACAGGCCGCAGACGTGGATCACTTCCGGCAGGCGCATAAAACGCTCCTGAACCGGGTGAGATAACGGCATAGCCGGGGCCGCCGGGGCGGAAGAATGAGCGGATAAAGCAGTATGCATAAGCTACCTCTTTCTGAGTCCATTAAGCGCCGCACGGATACGAACGGCGTCGGGTAGCTCTTTATTTTCA